AAGAACCTCTTTTAGATATTTCTAAATGTAATCTTGTAATATCACCCCTGTTTATATCTGTTAGATTTCTTTTACCTAAATCATTCTTAACATCTTTATCCCACATTCTTACATACTCACCAGGCTTACCGTTCTTGTTAGGCATAGCAACTCTTCTTTTATTTTGTATTAACTTATCAATGTAATATTCAAACGCTTGATTTAAAGTTTCTCCGCCTCTGGTATTTAATGGATCAATACCTTGTGCAACTTCACCAAGTATTTGTTGTGCTTTGTTTCTTGCTACATTAATTGGTATGTCTCTAGTACCAAGAGTTAGTTCTCTCTTCCTTCCATTAATGCGATAGAAAACTCTATAAGTTTTTTCTGTGATTAATAAATTGTTTACCTTTGTATCTCTTTTATATCTAGCCATAACTCGTACCTCCAAGCAGAGTCGCCATACAGTCGACCTTTAGTGTCGAAATGACGTGTATTTTAATTACCTATTCAGTAGATTATAAATCGAATCTTGTAAAGAAAACAAGGGTTTTTAGGGAAATAATGTACAGTCAAGAAATTGTGTGATGGATAAAATTTAAGAATGAAAACCAGGTGTCCTAACCGATAGACGAAGGGGTCAAAGACCAGAAATCAGCCATTTATTGCAGTTTTTTTAGTACCAAAAGTCGACTCATTTTTGTCTTGTCGACTATTAGTCGCCAAAATAATCGACTCCATAGCTTCTTTTAAACTTTCAATAGAATTAGTTGATTTCATAATTTCGTCCTTTATCGTGATTTGTGTTGTTTGACAATCAGAAAAGGCTTTGAAGCATATAGTCTGGTATTCAAGATTAACCATTGCGATTATATCTATTTGATTTTTATTATAATGTCTTCCTGTGGTGGTAATGCCTTTGCGTAAATCAAAACGCCAGTTCTTTTTTCTATTTTCTATATGAGTAACTGTTTTAACTTGGCATCTATAGAGTTTGTGTTTCCATTCAAAGATTACATCAGCATGGGATGTATGAGGCATTACTGTAACGGTGTCTGATTCTCTCGCCAGAACTGAGCAGGTTAAGTATTCGCCACTCCTACCTATTCGCTCCGATCTGCGTGTCATGATATGTCATGTTAGTTAGAAGAATCATCGTCATCTAAAATCTCTGGCATATTGTTTAATATGTAAGCTCTTGCAGCTATTTGATTTTGCTTGGTATCAGCCTTTAACATGACAAGGGCAAACTCTGGATCAAGCATTGCTTTGGTAAGTAATTTCTCACCCACTTCTTCAGCAGTTCCACCTCTTATCATATCTCCAAGCCATGAACTAATTGCAAAAACACCCCTGCCTTTAACAATACCATATACAGAAGCTAAAACTGTTTTAACTCTTTTTGTATCTTGTTGTAGTGGGTTGGTACTACTTCCAGATGTTGTTTGTATATTTATCCTGTCTAGTTCTGTAATTCTTTGTCTCACTCTATTCAAGGCATCCATTTCAGTTTTATTAAATATACCTTTTAAAACATTCTGCATTTTTGGTTCTGTTAATAATCTGTTTAGCTTTGCTAAAGATGCAACATTGATTTCATCACCAGCAGAAGTTAATCCTTTTGTGTTTATAACTCTGTTATATATTTCATCTCTAATACCAGCTTTAAGACCAAGTTTTGCTTCTGGATTATTACCAATAATATTTTTTAATTTAGCAAGTTCTACTGTTGGGTTTTCGTTTGATAATATTTTTCTTATCGCATCTTCTGGTTGTAAATCTGTAAAGTATCTAAATGCAGATTTGTTTGCATCAGATTGTGTTTGTTTTAAATTATTTTTTGCATTTACAACAGCTTTGGCAAGACCAGTTGTTTTGTCGGCCTGTCCTTTAAGTGTAGTTCTTAGACCAACAATCTCAGATTTTAATGCTGGAAACTGATCTAATATTGAGTCATATCTTTTCATAAACTCATATATTTGTTTAGGAGCTACTTCACCCTTACCTTTAAATGCTCTTTGTGCTAATTCACCAATCATAAATTCTCTAACCTGAGCTTCCATTATTTCAGGGTTTTGTGCATCGTTAATAATCTGTCTAAGTTGTGTAGCACCCTCTGTAGGGCCTAACAAAAATTTCTGTGCTGTTTGTGTTTGTAGATTTTTATTACTAACAGTATCATCTGCCCACTTACCACCAAGACCATCTTTAAATTTAGGTGCATAAACATTCTTATAAAAATCATTAGCTTTAACAGCTGCTTCAGCTGCATCAGATGGAATACTTGTAAAACCTTCAGGAACTATTTTTTGTCCTTGATTAAAACTTGCTAAGTTCTCTGTATATTTGTCAATCGTTCCTCTAATTTTTTCTAGGTTTTTTGCAGCTACGACTGAATCATTTTTATATGCTTGGTTAATAGCATCATTAACATTTGCTCTTAAATCTATTAATTCTTTGTAAGAGCTTCTATTACCTTTAGCTTGTGCTTCTATGGCATTGTCTATGGCTTTAAACACGCCTCCGCCATACGTTTGTACAGCGTCTGCTTCTGCTGTTTTTAATGGTGCTTTTGGTTTTCTTATAAAATCTGCTGCTTTTTTTAATAAAGTTAAATCAACTTGTAATGTACCCTCTGGATCAATATCATCATATAAATCTTTTTTCTGTTTATTTAAAACAAGTAACTCATTTTGTAGTTGATTGTCTAAAGTTGTAGATGCAGACTCTTGACTAGACCTTGTTGTATTGTTGTATTTTGCAATTTGTGAATCTAGCTCTTTTTGTGCTGCTTCATAGTTTTGTTCAGATTTTAAAACATTTGATTCAGCACCTCTTATATTTGTTTGTCTTATATCTTTAACAACAGAGGCTGTATCTGCAATGTTACCAGTAAATGAACTTATATTTTTTGTTTCACCAGCAATAGCACCTACATTATTTAACATCCTATTAACCATTTCTGGTCTACTTGATAAGGCTCTTTCTGTAGCTATACCCATTGTATCCCCACTAGAAACACCTGTTGTTGGGTTATAACCAGGTATATCAGTTCTGTTTACAACATTTTCAAGCTCAGTTGCTGCTTTCTGAGGATCAAGGAATATGTTTCCAGGTTCTTGTATTAGCTCTGGTATTTCTCTTTCTATATTTTTCTGTGTTGGTAATTTTGAGCCAATAAATCTAAATGGTAGTAATGCGGTATCGACTGCTGGGCCAATACCTAAAACTTCTGCACCAACTTTTAGTCTTTGTGTTGTTGGGTCATCTGTTGGTTGTATTGCTGTAGGACTTCCTTCTAAAAGGTTTCCCAGAGAAGATGTTTCACCTGGAACTGAAACAGCAACATCTGAAGCTGCTGATCCTAGTAAACCTGTTGCATAATTTACCGCTCTTGGAGCATTAGCAAACTGTGCTGCTTTAAATGCAGTCATTCCAGGAACTGCATATTGTGCTATAGAACCAGCAATATCTGTTCCAGGTATGCCACCTTGTATTTTTGGAATTGTTTTTCTTACAGACTCTGCTATGTTTGCTGAACCTTCTGAACCAGGTAATCCAGTTTTAGCATATAAGTCAAAAGGCAAAGAACCAACACCTCTTAAAACATTACTTGCTGCTTTAAAGGCTGTTTGTTCTAAAGGGCCGCTTGTTAAAGGATTGTAACCAAGATTAACAATATTTTGTCCTTGGTCATTTTTTTGTATGTTTTGTATTCCTAGAGTTGCTAAAGCAGCATCTTTAAAATTAGCCTTCTTTTCAATTTCAGGTTTAGGTATTATATTTAAAGATTTTTTTTCATTTGCAAGTATTTTAATTTTTTGCAAGTTTTCTTCAGATGGGTTTCCGTCACCATATAAAAGGACAATAGCTTCATCAATTTTATCTATTTTTGTTTGATTGGCGTTTGCCATTTTATTCAATCCCTAGTTCTTTTAATATATCGTCTGCTGATTGGCCATTTTGTTGTGGGGAAGAATAACCAAATGAAGGCAGGGTTTGAAAATTGTTTATAGTGCCAAGAACTTGTTTATTTTTTCCATATAACAATTTTTGTTTGTTTAAAAATGTATCATATTCCCTAGTTCTATTTTCTACTAACTTATCAAATGTTGCTAATCTTTTTTTAGCATTACCGCCAGAACCACCTAACATTTCGATTGCTGCTTCAATGTCTCTATCAGTTAGCCTTGCATTTGGGTCAACATTTTTTGCCAATCCGTAAGCTAACTGCATAACGAGTGATGCTCCTATACCTCTGTCAGCGGATATTTTATCTAAAACGCTACCATGTTTGTTTTGTATATCATTAATTTGTTTACTATATCCCTGTGGATCATTTTGTTGAAAATTAAGCAATCTTCCAGCAGATTTAAACTGATAAATGCCTGTGTTTAAAGTATCTGCAACTTTACCAGCAAATGTTATTGAATCTTCACCTTCAACAATAAGTTTTCCTAAATCATTGATTAAATTAATTTCATTGGTAAAACTTTCCCATTTATCAGATATTTCTTGACTTGCATTTATAGGTGCTTTGAAATTTGATGCTGGCCCAGAACCAACCGTAACGAAACCTTGCTTGGTTAAGTTTTTTGCCAAAGCAGGATCATCTTTTAAATCCCAGTTTGTAATAATTTCATTAACAGGATTACCATCGCTATCAAAAAATGGAACTACTTTCTGTTCTCCATATAATTTTGTTTTTATAGCATTTAGCTCGGTTTTTTCTGTGTCATTTAAGTTCGTTGTATTTTGTAGGACACCAAGTCTTTTTAAGTTTCTTTCAAATTCTGTACTATTGTCTTTTGCAGTCGGTAAATCAATACCAGCATTTTGTCGGTCAACTATTTTTTTTTGATCGTCACTTAACAAATTATATTGTCTATCATAGGCCGCTTTCTTCTCAGCTGCTCTCCTTTTACCTTCTTGCATTTGTTGTAATTGCAAAGTATTTTGAATAAAGTCCTTATCACCACGCAAAGCACCACCTAAAGCATTGAGCATTAGTGCGAGTTTTTCATTTTTACCAACAGCCATAGGATTAAGTTTTTGTTGTGGTGTTGTTGATATCAAACCAGTTGGTAAATTAAGACTTGGTTGTGATTGAACCATGCCAAAGGGATTTGTAAAATCGTAAGCCATTATAAAACTCCGTAATTAACCATGTAATAACCATTAGCGTGTTTAGTAACAGCTTCAGGCATATATTTCTTAACTTCTTGTGCTAGAACACCTGTTGTTGGGAATTTATCCCAACCTATTTCTTTGGCTTCATCTTTCCAATTCCAGGTGTAAATATTATGACCTTTTTCCTTGCCAACAAAAGTAATGTCTTTTTTCATTCTTTCGTCAGAACCTAATAAGTACATTCCATATAACTGTGCAGCTGTTCCTAGTACATCTCCTGCACCAGTTTCTCTTGACTGTGTTGTGCTAGAGTTAGCAGGTAGTCCGCCAAGACCTTGAGCCAATAAACCAAGTTGTTGTGGGCCATAATTAATAGCTCTTTGGAACTGTTCGTATCCAGCATCCATTCCAGCTTGTGATAGAGCCTGTGCTGATCTTCCTTGATTACCAAGTAGACCTAAGTTTTGATATTGATTTTGTACTTGGTCGTTTAATAAATTTTGTTGGAACTGTCTGTTTTGCATTTCCATTTGTGGTTGCATAAATCTTGCTCTGTTTATTGCATCCATATTAGCCATGCCAAACTGATTACCATAACCAGCATTGCCCAATTCTACTGCCTGGTCAATTCCAGACATATATCTATCTGCATCAGTCTGTCTTCCTATATCTTGACCAGCTAATGATGTTGCTCTGTCAAATCCTTGTGAACGTAAATTACCAGATGCTTTAGCAACTGAATCTGCAAAGTTTCTATTTGTTTCTGCCTCTAATATAGCTGAACGTGAACCACCAAATGCACCCCTACCGATTGCTGCATCTTGGTCGCTTTGTATTTGCATTTGTCTTGCTCTGTTTAAATCACCAATGGTGTTATCGATAACTTGTGATTGAAACGGATTTTGATATGCACTTAAATCTGTACTTAATAATGATTGAGGTCTTACATCTCTTATATTAGACCTGTTAATGTCTGTTGCTGAACCCCTAAAAGGTGTGACTGTTGGCGTTCTTAAACTTTTACTTAATAGAGTTTGTAATCCTTGTTGCGGATTATATCGTTGGCTTTGATTAAACAAACCTCTAGTTGCATCCATGCCAGCTAATTGGTCTGGATTATATCCTGCTACTCTTGCACCTGTATAAGGAACAAAAGGTTGGTTGGCTATGCTCTTAGACCTATTATATAAGTCTTGGTACATTGCCATTTGTTGGGGATCCATTGCTGTATTCGATACTGTGCTTCCTTTACTCATAATTCTTTTCTAACCAGATATTCTTGTTCAAAGCCAAGATGTTTTATTTTTCGTAGCCATCCTTTACGACCACCACCATAAATTCTTTTGCATCCAAAATGTTTTGCAAATTGTTCAAAGCTAGGCAACATTGCTTCTAGCTCTCTGTAGTCCCCAGCACAGAATAATAAATTCATTACCTTTACTCTGGGGTATTCTACAAACTCTGTTATCATTACAGAGTTCTTACCAGGCCATATATGAAATATTCCTTGGCCTATTTTTTCTTTAATATCAGTTAAATTATACATATCTTGGTGCTTTAATGCACGAAGAATATGATGCTCTAACCTTTCAAACTCTACTTCCCAGTCTTCTTTAGACTGTTGTGGAGGTGGAGAGTGTTCCGTTGTCTGCGACACTAACTTTATATTTTGTTCCATTTGGACTTACCAATACTAATTCGGTAGCATCGCCACCGTTTATTTGTATTCTTTCACCTTTGTTGAAAGTCATACCTGTTTGATATTCTATCTCTGATATTAAATAGTTAAGATAGTTTTTATCGTAATCTTCACCTGGTCGTGTTAGTGTTTTTCTTGCCACTATCTACGACCTCTGTTTCTTAAATCTAATCGTATATTACCAACCTGAAACATCTGGTCAGTATCGCCAGTTACTTTCATACGAACTTGTCTGGCTGTAAATCTTGCATCGGTATAACCATCACTATTAAAGGTAAAGTTACCAAAATCTGTTTCTGCTCCGAGTGGTGTAAATCTTCCTGTAAAACTTATAACAACACCAGGTAATGTATTTGCTTCTTCATCGGGTAGTATCTGATTACACTGCACATAGTTATCACCGTTACCTATTTCGATAGGCCCTGATTGTGCGTAGGGTACTGCTGCACCTAAATTCTCTGAATTATTTAATGTAGTGCTATCGTGTTGATAAACATTACCAAGTGAATCACAGGCGATAGGATAATCAAAGACACCTTGGTCGATCCAACATCCTCTATCCATTTCACCGATTGACCAAACATTATCAACATAATTCCAGATGACATATTTATTTGGATTTTGTGATTCACCTACTGGGTAGAACCACCATATTTCATTAAAGTTGGAGTTATGTCCACCACAAGCAATACGTCTATAAGCATATTTGATATTATCAAATATATGGTCATGCACATCACATTTAATTTCTTTAACCGAACCATCAAATATAAAGAAAGAGTTTTCCCCCATCCATGCTAAGAAGTTTCCAGAACTTACAACAGTTCTAGGTGATGCAGTTTTGCAGTTAGTACCAGCATCTTGAATACCGTATATAAAAGGAGAACCAGTATAGTAAAGTCTTGCTATACCTGTATCAGTAAAGATGATGACATCTGTTTGCCATTTAACACCACTTAATATTGTACCGCCTGTTGGTATTTGTAAATCACCAGCTGTATTCGTTGATGCAGCTGTCCAGGTTGTACTTGCTTCTCTTGATGACCATTGTACTTTTCTAGGATCACCACCAGCACCTAGAGCTATGACATGACGTTCATTAGTAACGAGAACACCAGAACATCCTGTTGGAGAATTGGTTAGCTGTGCGCCTATGGTTGATGGTGCAGAAGGCGACCATTTATAAATCTTGCCATCACTTGCACAACAGAAAAGCAAGTCTTCACCGAAGTTATCAAATGACCAAGATTTAGAATCAAAGAATAATCCAGATTGACTTCTAGCATCGCCGTAATCTTCGACATTGTAATGATAAGCACCATAACCAAGCGGATCGCTTGATGCGTCTGTAACAAATCCAGATGGTGTAATGTCATACCAAGTTCCGTCATGGTTGACATAAATCTTTTGTCTTGTACCTACAGCTAAAACTTTTTTACCAGAATTAGTAATGTACGCAAACATTCCTGTTGGCGTTCCAGTTAAAGTTGTATTTCTTATTTTTTCCCAACCACCAATAGGTCGTAGAAAACCATTTTGAAAACGCACTAAATTACTATCAGTCCAACGCCCTTTATTAGCGTAGTCTGTTCCATTGGTGACTACTCCAGCGGGAGGGGTGACTGGTAGCAAAGGCATTATTAACCTGCTATTGTTTTTGTTTCGCTTGTTGGATTGATTTGGCCATCAATGTTATTGTCTAAGCTCTCTTTCATGCTTGCAACTTCATCTTCGCCTATTCCGTCTATCACCCAACCACTTACTAAATCGTTAGTAAGATCAGCAAATGGTACAAAGTTAGATATATCATCTGCATTAACGCTGTGAGCGCCATAAACAGAAGCTGTGTAATCATTACCTTCAGCGTCTTGTTGATCGCTTACTGCATTAAGTCTCCAGTGTACGTTGTAAACAACGTCTGAATGACTGTCGTGATTTGGGTAAACATCAACTGTTTTACAATCCCATGTATATGTATTTGCCATTATTATTCTCCTTTAAGTAAGTTAATTTCAGATTGTAAGGCTTCAATCTGTATTTGTTGTTCTTGTATAGCTTTAGTAAGTACAGCAGTTAATTGACCATAATTAACTCCTTTTTCACCCTCATTCCCATTTACAAATTGTGGTAAATGCGTTTCTAATTCTTGTGCTATAAAACCTGTTTGTGAACTACTATCTGATTTTAGTGTGTAGTCTCTAGGTTGTAATAATTTGACAACATCTAATCCATGTTCTGTATCTACAATATTTTCTTTATATGCAATATCAGAAGCATTAGTCCAAGCTCCTGCACTTGATAGACTTGCTAGATTAAATCCATTATAGAATTTTAAAGCTCCAGCACTATCATCCATATAAATATTTCTAGCTTGACCTAAGGTAGTGGAATGTTTGACTGTTAAACCATATTGCACTTCAAGTTTTGTATTACCACTAAATAAAGTTGTAGCACCAATATTTAATACTCCTGTAGAATCCAGTCTCATGCGTTCAGTATTAGGAATACCATCACGAAATGTAAATGCGTTATCAGTATCTATACCAATGCTATAATTTGCACTACCACTTACATAGGTTGTAAGAACTTGCTTAGAGTTTTGTGTACTTTCTATTTGAAATTGTTTATGACCAGCACCCTTAATAAGCATACCTTCATAGTTGGTATTACTTGTTAAATGTAATAATTTAGATGGCGAAGATTCACCAATTCCAACATTGCCAACAGTTGCACCAAAACTCATAATAGTTTGTGCAGCATTACCTGCTCTATTATATTTAAAATCTACCCTGCCATTTTCACCATCATTAACTAAATCAAATACTTGTAATTGATTAGAGCCATTTGCACCTCTCATTTTAAGTGTGCTTTTTAAATCAGCAGATGTTGTAGCTTTACCTATACAAATATCACCATCTACTTGCAGTTTATTAGCTTGATTCGTTAATCCAATTCCTACATTCTCACTACTATCAATAGTTATAGCTGTAGAAGTAGCATTATCATCAATACCTGTTGAAGTAAAACCTGTAAGCGTACCAACACTTGTAATATTAGGTTGAGCTGCTGTTGCTAGTGTACCTGTTATAGATGTACTTGCTGTAAGTGTTGTGAATGTTCCCGCAGCTGGAGTTGTGCCACCAATGACAGAACTATCAATTACTGCTCCGTCTAGGTTTAATGCTACTGAAGTACCATTAGAAGCAAAGATTGCATCAAGTGCATCGAGGTCAGCGTTTAGCTTTGTTCCCCAGGTATCTGTAGATGCGCCTACTTCTGGTTTAGTTAAGTTTAAATTCGTTGTAAATGTGTCTGCCATAATTTATTCCTGTTTATGCTGCGATGTCAGTCCAATTAGTATTTGTTGAGGACTGATCTGTCCAAGTTGTTGTAGCTGGTGTTTGGTCTGTGTAAATAGTATCTGCTACAGTCTGGTCTTCCCATTTTAAACTACCTATCGCAGAAAAACCACTTGTTTGTTGAATACTAGAAGTGCCAGTTTGAACCAATGAACCAGTGACATCCAAGTTAGTTGTAGCGTTTATTTGACTTGCCGCTGATACGATAAAGACACCAACAGCCGTTACGTTTGTCGATGCGGTAATATTTGATTCGCCAACATCAATTTGTGTGCCTACTGCACTAAGACTTGTTGATGCCGCCATAATAACGCCACCAATATCAATCTGTGTACCTACAGCTGTTAGGTTAGATGTTGCTGATATGTTTGACGCACCAAACTTAACTATGACTGCATCTGATGTAAGACCAGATGTTGCTGTTATAGATGATGCACCTTGTATTGGTACAAGTCCAACTGCTGTGACATTAGAAGAAGCGGTTATTAATGCTTCTCCAGTTACAGGTACAACACCAACCGCAGTTAGGTTTGATGTTGCTGTGATTGAGCTTTCAGCTAATTCAAATTGTGGTGTTCCCCAGTAAGACTTACCGTATCCACCAAAACCATAGCCAACTGAAGCCATGTTATTAAGCTACAGTTATGTCTATAGCACCTGCATTAAATCTAAATACATCTCCAGTAGAAACAGTTTTGCTTGTAGTTAAGTTACCATAAGCAAGTAAGTTACCAGATGATGAAGCGTCAAAAACACCTACTGCAACAACAGTACCGTAATTAGCTGTAGCTGTTGGGTATTCTATA